CAAGGCAGAAAGACAAGAGAAAAGAGAAGAAATCGCAGAACTTGCAGAAGCAATAGGATTTTTCTTACTTTGCATTATTTGTACAATTCTCTGTCCGATTATGCTTGGAAATATTGGTGGATGGATTATTACGATTCCTGCTAGTTATTATTATGTAAAACAAGCAAAAGCTATTTTCAAGAGAATGAGGTGATTTCGCAATGGCAAAAGCAAAGGCAAAAGGTTACTACGCAAATGGATATTACCATGGTTACGTTCCGTCTGTTGGCAAATACTGGCAGTTTGAAAGCGAAAGCGCATACTGTGAATTTTTGCGTGAAAGAGGTGAAGTTTAGTGACTAGACAAACTAAACCGCCTGAGAAAACGGAAATATGTATCCTTTGTACGGAGAAATACTGTTGCAGAGGAATATGTAGGGAAATGAATAACTTCCTTATTAATAAGAAGAAAGTGAAAAGTGGAAAGGAAAGATAGAAAATGAATCATAGACATCGTATTTTTGAAAGATTAGCTGGACAGTTGGAATACGAAGATTTTTACGACATTGCAGCATACGGAAATGAAAACTGGAAAGGTAGCTACACACCGAAAGAGGTGGCACAGAACGCATATGATTATTATTCTGATTTCAAGGCATCAAAAGAAAGCGGAATTGTAATGCATAGTATTTCCAAACTGATTGAGCTTCTTGCGGAAGATGGAAGTGAAGATGCAAAGTATTGGTTTGATTGTTTGATAAGCGAATTGAAAAAGAGGTGAATAATAATGTCAGGAATATGTTCAGATTGCCGGTATAAAGGAACCTGTGGCGAAACATCACGGACACAACCCTGTAAAGGCAAAAAGAAATTTGCACGATCCACACCCGATAAATGGGGATACATGGAATACTGCGTGGAAGTAGTAACTGCACCATATGAATTTGAGAGGTGCAAAAATCGCACCGAAGCGAAACAGAAAGTGCAAGAGTTTAAGAAGCAAGGCAAAATTGCATACGTTACCGGTCTTACACAGAACGGAAATGATTACATCATTAAAATGTAACGGCTCATAGAAATATGAAGCCGTTATTTTTATACACAAAAATCAAAAAAAGAAAGATTAGGTAATAACAATGGGTAAAACGAGAAAGTATGTAGAGGCAAGAGAAATCGAGAAAGAAATGCAGGAATCACGGAACGGAAACGAGTTTGTTGATATGGTTGAGAAAATCAGCATCAAACAGATGGTAGAAAATGCAAAGGTAAATAGCAGATTTGGTGACAAAATCCTTATGAATATTAACCCTATGTATATACATATTCCTTCATGGCAGAGAATGTGTGATGTGCTGGCTGCACAGCAAATCGGAAACAATTACAATACATACAAATGGGAAGTGCCGAAGCTTTTGTACTGGAACGGAATTTTGATTTGCATTGATGGTATGCACAGAATTTATGGTGCTTACAAGGCAAAAATCAGTAATGTTGTCTGTGAAATTCTTGAATGTTCTCTGAACGATGCAATTCATCTTTTCTTAGATCAGGGAATTGATAGACGTAAGATGTCGCCCGTTGATTATTATAGAGCAGCAATCGAGAGTGGTGATGAAAATTACATTCAGTTAAAGGAAATCTGCAATAGTCACAATGTAGCAGTTAAGGGAGACCCTATTGAGAACCAGGTTGGAATCTTTACACCGATTACAGATGGAATCCGTTCTATTCAGAGAAATGGCACTGAATTACTTAATAAGATTATCAATCTGATTACGGAATTACAGTGGAATGGATATGCAGATACATATAACGGCAAGGCATACACAGCGAAGTATATCAGAATTATGCATTCCATGTATGCATATTACGATGGCAGAACCGATGAAATGGAGTCGATTCTGAAAGAGAAATGCACTGGTACAAAGTTTTTCGTAGACAATCTGATGGAATTAACGCAAGGTCAGGCATTTGATGCGCTTTCT